GTGTGAGTTTCTCCGCGCTGGGCTCTTGGGCTATGATAGTTACTACGCATTTCAAGGTAGATACGCTGTAGTACAGAGAAAAACTATGGGTGGAGCTGCGTTTCAACAGATTGTAGGGTTCAAAAACCTCGATGAATTGACACAACGAATAGATATGTTCTCGTTTCGCGTGTTAAAGAAGGACTGTTTAGACCTTCCTGATAAGATATACACAGCTCGTTACGTTGGCATGACCCCAGATCAGTTTAAAATGTACGAACAGATCAGGCAGTACGCCATGGTGTTGTTGGAGAACGGCGAAATGTCCACAGCTCCTGCTGTAATCACGCAAATGTTACGTCTGCAACAGATAATGTCAGGACATCTAAAGACAGATGAAGGTGAAATGTTATACTTCCCATCAAAAAGAATGGAAGCACTAGAAGAAATCATGGAGGAACACGATGGTAAAGCAATCATCTGGTCTAGGTTTAGGTATGACATCATCAGTATGACAGAGATGTTAAACAAAAAGTTTGGCGCTGGATCTGCCGCTTCGTACTTTGGTGATACATCGGATGAAGATCGTAATGATATAGTTATAAACTTTCAGAATCCAAATCATCCGCTAAAATTCTTTGTTGGAAATCCAGCCACCGCTGGGTACGGGTTAACTTTGACAGAGGCTAACCTTGTGGTGTACTATGCTAACGACTTCAACTTGGAAACACGCATCCAATCTGAGGATCGGGCACACCGCATCGGGCAGAAGAACAACGTAACGTACATAGATCTTATCTGCGAAGGTAGTATCGATGAAAGAATTGTTAAAGCATTACGCGCAAAGATAGACATCGGAGCGCGTGTTCTAGGAGAGGACGCAAAAGAATGGCTAAGTCTGAAACCCACGATGAAGTAATAGAAGCTATCTGTGATTTTAATAAAGGTTGGACGAACCTAGACAGCGCATCAAAAGAACTTGGTAAGCTGGCTGGGTTGAGTCCTGATGTATCCGCCGCACTGCTCAAAGGAATGAAGCAAAACAACATCACACAGATACGTGGATACAGTAAAGAGAAGCCGTATCAACTTGCCGCCAAGGTAGGAAAGCCTAATGAAGCAAAAAAATAGCCCCCGTTAGGGGGCTTAGTTGAGAGGTGATCAACCACAGGTGGGATCAATCAGAGCGGTTTCATAGTATCAGGAATGGTTCATTTCTGCAATTGTTTTTCTTATCATGACAGAAAGCTGTCGTGCCATGGATCTTTGTTCGTGGTCTGCGATCAATCTTAGCAGATCGTGGTCCTTTTTTATCAAGCCGACGTTTTGAAATTTCTGCTTGTCTTCGTCTTTCATAAGCTCACGAGCCATAATTGCCTCCAATTGTTGCGTGTTTGTTCACTACTGATAAACCATTGGTTAACAGAATGCAAGTCAATGCCCTTTCATGCGATAAGCTGAAAAGGTTTCATATTTTTTAGAAACATTATCGTTATTAAAGTGCGCTTGCACATCGATAATATTTAACTCCAAAATTTCAGCCAGCTCCGCCACTGACCAATATTGTATCGGGCCACTTTCCAATGAGCGGAGCATAAAATCATCAATTATGGATAATGGAAGCGCCAAATCTTCAGGGTGACCTTCTGAAGTTCCCACCCTTACGCATCGCCATGGTATCTGATCACGCTTGTCCTCATAGTTAGGGATGCAATGTGCCATTAATATCTCACCCCCCTCTAAATTCATGCGCTCGACAATGCGTGTGTTTAAGAATACAGCATCGCCTTGCTCGTTGGTTGCGAACGCGCTGTTTGCATAGGTAATTTCTTCTACCATAATCTTCATAATTTTAGTTTCAAATGAGTTGGTCATTAATTTATTTCCTTTGTTAATTTTTTGTATCTTTCGTCGGCATCATGTACCGACGTTTGATCTGTATGATAGATGCTTTGCTTTTGTTTAGTACAATTGCAACATCATCCATCTTCATGCCAAGCAAGAGCATACGGTTGATGCGCCTTGTTTCTTCGTTCCATATAGGCTTGGGCGTTGTCTTATCGAAGCCATAGTTCAAGGCACGTTTCTGTTTGATTGGAGGGCGTAGCTTTGGATTGTCTTTGATATCCTGTTTAAGTTGCTTTGCCCACGCTTCTCGGTACGCATCTTGGTACTTTTCTACCAATGAGTTCATAGTATTCGGCCAATCATAGTTCCAATCCAGAACACGCCACATACAGCGCCAATCCAGATAACCCACGTAAGCTTGGCTATGGTCTTTTCCATCTCCTCTTGCTTACTAATCTCTACACGTCGTTTCAAAAGACGTTTCGTAAAGTCTTCAGATTCAGTATTTTTAGTTTTAACTACATGGTTTTTCCTTAATACAGACAACTTAACACCTATAGCTTTTTCAGTGCGATGCAGAGTTCGAGCAATCATGTAATCGCTCTTGCCGTTGGCTTTATAAGTAATTAAATCGTGGACCTCTGTATTAGTCCATTTCTTGTTAGATCTCAAATTTTTAGTCATTAGTGCATACTCCTTTTTAACTCGGTTTCATTTTTATTTAGTAAGGATACAACTTGTACCATTTCTGCAAAAAAGTTTTTCATGTCTTTTTCTGTCATATAATTAGACGCGAGGCTCATCATTGTAGCTGACAGTTCATAATTATCCATTTCATCAGGCATCATTGCGGTTAAGTTATTAACCCATTGACCCTTCTCAGCTATGTTGGGCAAAACAATTGACTTTAAATAATTGTCATCGCTGTCTAGAACCAAAGCAATTGTTACCTCAAGGAGATCGTCATTACCTTGTATATTGGTCATTAAATCTTGAACCTCGGTCCAAGTTTCTAGGTACTTGGTTCTCCGATGTGGTGTAGATTGAACCCTTGTCCACGATACTTGATACATGCTATTCTACCCCCTTTGCTAATACAGGTTTCATAATTAACTTCCTATGTATTGAACGTGTGTCCACGTTTCTTTGTTGGCTTGTTCAGTGCTTAAAAATTTGATTGCTTTTTTTAAATCACGCGATACCATGTCACTCTGATCTAATAGATCACGGTTATGCTCGAAGTTCTTATCGTAAGGCTTACGAAAAGAGGGGAAAAAGTCGTCTTGATAGACAAGGATATTTTCTAGATCAGGTACCAAAAGCTCCACCTTACAATCATCAGGGCTTTCTGCAAAATTATCCAAGATGTAATTGTGTAACGGCCAGTTATTGCGGTAATGCATTAACTCTACGCTATAAGATGAAACCTCAAACCCTTGGTACAGGGTTCTTGGTTTGGCGTTCTTGGTAACACCCAGACTTGGAAAGAAAACTTCCCCCGAAAAATACATCTCTAGTCCCATTAGATGGCCTCCTTAACAGTTGAACACTCAAGGCAATGCTTAAGAGATAAGGTGTACCCGTGCGAAACAAAGCAAAGCACTCCATCGTGGTTCTCGGCTGTGTCTGCTTTTGATGATCCAATGCGTTCTGATTTTCGACTGTATAAGTCACCCTTTGCAATGGTACCTTTGCAACAGCTACACTTATATTCTCTACGCGATTTAATTAGTTTAGTTATCATGGTCATCACCCTCGTCGTTGCACCAACAACAAGGCTCATCGTTTGGGTATTCTCGACACCAACAACATATCTTATTTATGATTTTTCTCATAACATTCTCCATAGTTAGTTATGTATAAGAATGTATGCGATTATATGGGAGAGATCAACCCCATTATTTTCTCCCAATTAAAATCTTTATCTGAGCAGTAAAGTGGATCGACCTTTAAGCCTTCCATCTTTAAATCCATAGCGTCTTTACCATGATATAAGTACATCATTTCCGGCTTTGTTTTAGTTTGGAGTTTACGGACCAAAACCCAAACACTAGCGTGACTATGATTGGTCAACCACGCAACTTGATGCGGTCGTAAATCAACGGCATTTCCGGACGTTGCTTTTAGTTCAATAAAGTGAAATTTACCGTTTTCATCACAACATAAAACATCAGGTATTCCGGGCATCGCCCATGTTTCAATTCGGGTATTTTTCCATGTTCTCGGGCTCTTCTGCATCCCATTCTTCATCAGCCTCCAAAAGTCGGCCTCTCGCTTTGTCGCGGTTCTGGGAATTGCTCTCTCCTTTGGGAGTAACGTCGATAGTGATCGGGGCATAACTTTGTTTAATCTCCTTTAAAGCGTTCAGCACTTCGTCTTTATTCATCGAATCGATGCTACCGTGACGAACCTCTGATTTGCTCACATAAATATCGCCTTGCGCTTGCCCCCGCCGATATTCTGCTTGAACGGCTGCCGAATAGGCACCATTGGTTAATGCGGCATCACGGATTGTTTGAAGGTCTCGTAAATGTCGCTGATAATTCACACCAAACTTTTCATCAAGTTCAGCGCGATACGATTGTATAGCTGCTACCACATGAGGACAGATATTTGCATTAGTCATTTCATAAGCTCGAGTATGGGCTGATCCAGCAGGGTAACCTGCATTGACGGCCGCTTCTCGCATGGTTATCTGACCATCTTTTGAAACAAGTTCTTTAACAAACAGTTCTTGTCTGCGGGTAAGTGCCGCCGCTTTTGTTGATTTAGGTCGTCCGCCTTTTTTGATTCTAGCGGGCTTTTTAGTCTTAGG